CTGCTAGTGAATTTTTCTAAAAATTCATTTGCTAAATGCTTATAAATTCTGTATAATATATTCATAAATTAGGGAACAGCGAGCCGATTACGCTGAGTGCAGAATCCCAACCGGAGTGCACTGAATAGAGTCGGTGGGTTAGTTGTAAAACTAGTACACAGGGGGCGGCAATCCCGGTTAGTGGCTAGAACGTATAAAATGGGGCGTCTGAAACCTCTCCCCTAAACTCTTCTCTAATTTATAAATAGTGGGGTGTGGAAATCACTTATGTAGTAACACTGCCGTCCTAGTATAATTGGTATTATCAAGCCGTAACTGGTGGAAGATGTAGGTTCGAATCCTACGGACGGTAAGAACTGGATAACTGATGCTTTTAACGTAAAAGCTTCCGAGGTTAGTTGCGCACTGCCTAAACCACGCGGTAGTTGGTTCCAGACTAACCAACCAGTCTGCTGAATAGTTTTATTACGATTTAACTATGTCCAGGCTAAAGAAGAACTTTAGAAGGTATTCTAGGATAGTGAAGTTCTTTCTCCATATCGGAGTAGTTTTTCAAACTATCCACAAAGTGGGAAATGCTGGCATGAGAGATGCCACTAATGGTGCACAATAGCACAGGTAATTCGCGATAACTCCTGTTGAGTAGCAGCAAAAAGGTGGGGAGTCATGACCCTAGCCTAACCGAGTCCTCAGCATACCGCAGGACATAACCACTAAGTCACCTTGACTTAAACTGGAAAATAATAGACGTTACTGTATTTTGTCTTGAAATACTTAATGAGTGAGACTTATGACTCTCCCGGTATCGTCTGTATTTTTAAGAGTTTTTACGAGAGTTCTTAAAAATACTTAAACGGGGTGTAGTCTAAGGGAGAGGCAGGAGTCTTCTAAATTCCTTTATGCAGGTTCGAATCCTGTCACCTCGGCCAATTTTATTAACTGTAACTAAAACAAAGGAAATATATGTTTAATACTAAAAATATGAAAGAACTGACTTCTGAGCAAAAAGTAATTCGCACTATTAAACGTTGGGGTATTGGTGCTGTAGTTGGTTTAGCAGGTTTAATCCTAGCTTTTAATTCATATACTATTGTTTCTGATGGTACGGTTAAAACCCAAACATTTCTAGGTAAAGTAGATCCTAACCCAGTATTACCTGGTTTCCATCTTGTAAACCCATTTGCATCTTTCGATACTTTTAGTACAAAAGATATTGCTGTAAAATTAGATAAACTTCAGGTTCCTAGCCAGGATAAGTTTAAATCCACTGTTGACCTGACTGTTATGTTACAATTTGATGGTTCTAAGGCACCGATTAACCGTATTAACGCAGGCACCCAGGATCAGGCTCTAGATAAGTATGTAACTGAGAAATTACTATCTACTATTCGTGAGTTTGGTAAGTCTGTACCTAAAGCACAAGATTTGTTTGATGCTAAAATTCAAGCACAATTGCAAACTGCAATTCAGCAGGAAGTTGAAGAGTACGCACGCCCTTATGGTTACACAGTTAAGCAAGTGTTCCTTCAGGATATTACATTGCCACCGGTAATTATGGAACAGGTACAGAATACCAAAGTTCGTGAAGAACAAGTTAATGCTGCGAAAGCTGAATTGGCTCGTGTTGAACAAGAAGCACAGCAGAAGGTTAAACAAGCAGAAGCAGATCGTGAAGCTCGTAACAACCAAGCTATTGCAAACGAACGTGATGCAGATGCTAAACTGTACGCAGCTAAGAAAGAAGCTGAAGCTAACGCCGCTCTGCAACGTACTATTACTCCTGAGATGATTCGTTGGAAACAACTAGAAGTTGAAATGATTCGTGCTCAGAAATATCAAGGTGGTGTACCGCAAACAGTAGTTGGCACTGGTTACGATGGCCAGATGATTATGGATATGCGTAACAAGTAATACCCACACGTAATATTCGAAGTAAGCCCTGCGTTCCCTGGAGAGCGCAGGGCTTTTCTGTACTTAAGATAAAAGAAAAGCCCCTAAGTCTTTCGACTAGGGGCTTTATTGTTTGGTTCTTTAGAACCATATACTCTTATTACAGCAACCACCCATACGGGAGGCCAATCTTGACTGAAAATCTACTCTAGGGGGCAGGATAAGAGTAGGCTTAAAGGCAAAGGGATTGAACGCCGGTATTTGTGTAAACATTGCTGGAGAGCAACAACGTGCTACAGGCATTGGGCAGCACGAAACAGATTTTCTGCAACACATAATTCCTCCTTAGGAGTTATTACCACCATTTTGAGCTTTTGCAACTTGGCTTTGGCAGAAGCTATTAAACTTACCCATAAGTGATACAAGCTGTTTCCCATCCTCTGTCTTTGCGAAATCTTCGAAAAGGGCTAGTACTGCCTGTCCTTCCGCAGAAACCTGCGGTTGTTGGGTTTGTTGCTGAACTTGCTGCTGAGGCACCTGTTGCTGCATTTGTTGAGGCATTTGCGACTGCCCGCTCATTTGCTGCATCATTTGCATAGGACTCACACTTCCAGGGTTTTGCTGGAGTTGTTGCTGCATCTGTTGCGCTTCTGCTAAATGCTGTTGCAACTGTTGTAGGTAAGGATTATCCAGACCAGGAACGGGCTGCTGGGAGCCCATTTGTTGATTAAATCCGTTGTTTACAAAACCATATTTACTCATAATGGGCTCCTCCCCTTAATTTTAAGCCGGCAGTTTAGCCTGCAGACCAGCCAGAGTCTGAGTGATAGCACCAAGACTTACAGCGATTTGGTTGATTACCTGACCATTTGCACCGCTACCTGCAGCGATTGCTTCGCGCAGACGGCATTCATTCAGTTCGTCCTGGATACGTGCAGTAGTTACACCAGCGATCGCAGTCTGAAGCTCACAGCAACATTCGGCAAGCTGACGTTCGATAGCATTCTGGTTAGCACACATCTGAGCCTGAACAGCGGCAAACTGGTTGTTAGTCTGAATAGACTGCTGGAAAGCAATCTGAGCAGAGTCAAACTTATCTTGAGCACGTGCGATCTGGTTAGCAGCGAAAGATTGATCCATCTGACGAGAAAGATCGAACTGACCCTGAATAACGTTACGAGTTTCAGCACAGATCTGGTTTGACAGATTAGCACCTGTACCGTAGATAGTAGTCAGAACTTGCTGAGTGCTAGCAGCTTGAGCAGCTCCCACACCGTTTACTGCGCTTAGAACAGCCCCGGTGCCCTGATTAGCTTCTGTACGAGTAGTATTGATTGCAGCTAGAATACTTGCAGTATCTTGGTTAGAAAGGATCGCGTCCACAGCGGTTCCTTCAGCGGCAACACCAGCACCGCGACCAAAACCACCAAAACCACCAAATCCGCCTGTTAATAGAGCACCGATTAGGATAGCTCCGAATAGGCCCATACCTTCTCCACCGAAAGCACTTGCATTAGCTGGGAATGCACCCATGCCAGGGAAGCCGTTAGTAAATACGTTTACTGGTTCTTGCATTTTATGTTTTCCATATTTATGACAATGTTCATCATCGTCATCTTCTTCATCTTTATCATCGTGAACACGATGTTCTTCTTCGTAGGCTTTGACGTTCTCCCACTTTTTCTTATCTGATTCCTCGTGACGATGCAGTTCTGCTGCTACGCTAGCGACGGTTTCAGGACTCTTAGCTACTTCTTCTGTCATTTTTTGACACCTCCTAGTATATAGAAAATGTGTGTCTCTTTGATCACTCATCCATAACATATACTTTATACTACCCCGGCTAAAATGTCAAGGGGTCTTTAAAAATTGCCCCCAGATTTTTAGTGGGGTCACAAATTTCGGTCCTGACCACTTACCTGCTACCCTTAAGCATCCTGTGATTTTCCTCTAAAAAGTTAAAAAATTCAATTGCTTGAATGCTAAATTCTCTGTATAATATATTTATAAATTTGAGAGAGGAATCTAATATGACTGTTGATGAACTAACAGAACATCTCTTATCTAGAGGATTTGATACAGATAAATATCATTGCTGGTTAAGCCCGGAAGGATGGCTAACAGTCCCATTGTATGACTTCTCTGGGATGTTGAGAGGCTATCAGACTTATAATCCTTCTGCTCCAAAAGGTCATGGTAAGTGCCCCTTTGAGGCTAGATATTTTACTTATTCTACTACACAGTGTGTATGGGGACTAGAAACTCTCAATGGAGATGAAAAAGTAGTATTGATTGCTGAATCTGTATTTAAGGCAGTTGCGTTACATAACGCTGGTTATCCAGCCCTGGCAATGTTGGGTTCTTCTCCAGGAAAAGCGCTATTAAAGCAATTGAAATTACTACCTTTTAAATTGGTAGCTGTTGGGGATAATGATCCTGCTGGCGAAAAGTTTGCTAGACAGTTAAATGGGTTTGTTTCCCCTGTAGATGTGGATGAGATGTCTACCGAAAACTTGAAAAATTTTCTTGCTATGAAGCTAAATTTCTAATATAATATATTTATAAATTCGGAAGAATAGCATAACGGTATTGCAGCAGATTGCTAATCTGTCGGTTTGAAATATAGCCTTGTGGGTTCGATTCCCACTTCTTCCGCCAAATTCTGGTTCTCAAGCTCATATGGTATGAGCACCCAGCTCATAACTGGAAGGTACGTAGGTTCGAATCCTCGGGGAGCCACCAACTTAATTAAAAAGTCATAAACTATGAGAACTGATATACTAGATAGAAAGGAAGAAATAGCTCAGTGGATAGCTCAGGGAAAATCTAAAGCAGAGATAGCAAGAATGCTATCCTGCTCCTCGAACACTTTGGAAGCATATTTAGGAAAACTAGGAATAGTAGTTATCCCTGCGAATAGGCAGTATGATAATAAATATAAGTCTGCAACAGAGTATTTATATAACGGCAGCCCTATTTCTTCCTATAAACTAAAGAATAAAATTCTTAACGAGGGGCTAAAACCACATAAATGTGAGAGTTGTGGCTTAGAAAGTTGGTTAGATAAACCAATTCCTTTAGAACTTGAACATAAGGATGGAAATCACTATAATAATGAATGGGATAACTTAGCCCTCCTATGCCCAAATTGCCATGCACTAACACCTACTCATGCAGGCAAAAATATTGGCAGGTATACAGAAAGGACTGTAAATACGTGTGCTATTTGTCACTGCGAAATTAGCTCAAGAGCAACACACTGTAAATCATGTACTCCTAAAGAGATAACTATAAATCCAGATATTACTGTGGAGCAAATAGAGTACTGGGTATCTAAATATTCCTGGATTCGTGCCTCCAAAGAACTAGGATTGTCTGATACTGGATTAAGGAAAAGGTATAAGTCCCTAACAGGGAAAGATCCTAAAAGTATTAAGAAAAATAGATGATATAACCCCTACCAAATTAAGGAATTAAGATGTATAGACCTCCTCCGCCACCAACACGTCGTTCTAGAGAGGTCATCCTCATGGAATTGACGAAAAACTTCAAGGCGACCCTTGAGGATAGAGACTTAGGCACAGATGAAGATATTGACTTCATTTGTAAACTATTAAAAATGAAACTGGAGAAACAACATGGCTAATCCTGAAATTACCATGCAACGACTCATGACTAAAGGCATGATAGCCGAGGCGGGCATTGAACAAGAAGTAAAAAGTTATTACGAGCAGATTAAGGATATTATAGACTCTGCTAAAAACACCGGAGAAAAAGAACACGGTGCAGCAATTATGGCTATAACTCTTATTAGCCTAGACTTGGCCGAAGAATCTGGAGTTTAGCTCCTCCGAATAGAATTTTTAAAAATGTACTTGCCTTTTGCTTTAAATTTCTGATATAATAGTTATATAAATTGATGAAGGAGTTAACTAATGCAAAATCGTGTTGTAGCAACTGGTATTGAAAGTGCAATCTGTAAATCCTGGGAAGACTGGGAAGGTGAGATTGAGTGGCTCTATCTCTATAATGTAGAGCTTTTACCGGAAGTTAAAGCTAAGTGTATTGAAGCTGGCATGGCTCCAGATGCAAAAGCTGATATTGATATTTCAATGTCTGAACTTAAAGGTCGTGTAGTTACCGTTAGTAATGAGGGCGAAGAAATTTTTGAACTTCCGTTTTCCTTAGCTGTCACTCCTAAGTTCGACTAACTAATACAGCACTGAGCAAGTTCTTCAAAATCTGACTTGCTCAGTGCCCTAAAACTTGGTATAATAGTTATCTAATTTGGAAAACATATCTGAATGAGAAGTAACTAAGCGAGCTGCTTTGAGGGGTAAAGTCAGGAAATCCTGAAATATTCCACCTTGAGTTTAACCGACTTACTTTTCATTCAAATATGGGGGAGTATTCTGTAAGTGGTAGCAGAGCTGACTGTAAATTAGTTGTCATTGCGACTCGGGTGGTTCGACTCCATCCTCCCCTACCAATTTAAGTCCTGTTAGACAAACGGGTAAAGTCACTACCCTTTCAAGGTAGGGTTTGCGGGTTCGATCCCCGCACAGGACGCCAATTAACAATTGGGGTACGCATAGGTTGCAAATGGGCCTACAAAACCCATGAAAAGGTTTCGAATACCTTTACCCCTGCCAAAATTTGCACCTTTAGCTGAGATGGATTAGCGCTTGCCTGAAGAGCTTGAGAGGTTCGTTCAATTCGAACAGGGTGCACCAAATTGAAGGAGATGCTAGTGCATCCTGAAAACTTCTTTATTTACTGTGCGGATAAGTCGCTGAAACGTAGAATTAACAAAGTCTATCATTATCGTGCTAGTCAACAGCCTTATGTATACGCTTTTGACGGGGATCACATTCCACTAAAACAATTATCCTGTGATTACATGATATTGAAGAACTTTGACGAGACAAAGATCTCAAGCGTTCATAATCGACAAAATCCATTAACGTGGAAATATAAGAAGAAAAAGAAAGGCATCAAATTCTTAAAAAATGTAGTTGCTTAGTTTCCAAAAGTTCTATATAATAATTACATAAATTGAACTGGAGAAGCTAATGAAACGATTAGTTAGATTTAAGTGTTGTGGTTCTGAACATGTTTTTACACATCTTCGTGAATTTAAAATGTGTGATTGTGGCAAATCAGGCTATGACGCAGGAGACGGGTTCTACTCCCGTACTCTAGGGAACTTCAATGATTTAGAATTTGAAGATCTCGAAAAACAAGATAAATCGACCGTTGGCTGAATGGCTTAGGCGAAGGATTGCAAATCCTTTTTATGTGAGTTCAAATCTCATGCGGTCGTCCAAATTACTAAAGGAAAGGCGTAGTGCATACAAAAGTTTTTGATAGTTTGGTAAAGAAAGGCGTTGTTACTAATGAGCCCTTCTATATAACTGCAGAACTAATCCAAAGATTTATGGAAGAATATATAAATCTTTCAGGAACCAATGGTAATACCAAAAAGAATACAAATACTATGTATTCGAGAAAACTTGCTGCACTTTCCTTTATAAAGTTTAAGCAGGAAAATAAACTTCCTATTTCTGAAGGTTTTGTATACTGTATTAGTAATCCTGCATGGAAAAATCAGTATAAAATAGGCATGAGTCAAAATCCAAAAGAGAGATTAGCTCAATATCAGACTTATTCCCCTTATAGGGATTATAAGTTAGAGCATTGGTCTTTTTGGTTTGACAAACGAAAAGGTGAAAAACTAATTCACCAGTATTTCAAAGATTTAAAAGAACATGAGTGGTTTAGTATAAATTCTAGAGATCTTAGTAAATATCTAGAACGTATTAACTCTAGTTCTGACTTATATGGTTCCTTAGCTCTAATTGGTTAGAGCGGCATCTTGTTAAGTTGAGGGTTGCTGGTTCGAATCCAGCAGGAACCGCCAAATTCTGTGTAGAGTTAAGTAAACCGGTAGCCAAACCAGCTATCATTGCTGACATCGAATTCAGCCACAGATACCATTTTCATTAATAACTGAGGAAATAAGTATGTCTAAGAACGTAATTGCACAGCTAGAGGTTCATCGTGATAGCACTATCAACAATATTGAAGTTGAGAAGAAATACATCGAAGAACTTAAACATGATATACTAGTAAGTCTCAATCGTCTTAATGTACGAAAAGAGTTTCTTAAAGAACTTAATGCAGCTATTGAAAAACTCAAAGCTGAGTAAATAAATTATGCGACCGGGGCTGGCTTGGTAATGGTACTCCCCTGTCACGGGAGAGAATGTGGGTTCAAATCCCATCGGTCGCGCCAAAATAATTCAGTATGAGAATATACTATGCGTAATGCCAAAGAAGAGTTGTTACTTGCCTTAAAAAATACTAATTCTGAAGTTAAGTGTATTAAAATAGAATTCGGGTATTATGGGGATAAAAAAGTTTGGGTACTACCTTTAGGCTATACAGAAGAAGATATTGAGGATTTTCTTAATAACCTAGACTTTGAATATGATTCTGGATACGGTGGACAATTACTTTATGGTAATGTATGGTTTGCCGATGGAACTTGGCTAGAACGTGGGGAGTATGACGGTGCTGAGTGGTGGGAATACAAGGCCACTCCGACAATCCCAGAGGAATGCCGAACAATTAATGGTGAAGTAGATAATACTTTCCGGTTAAACTAATAAAATTTCAGTGCAGAACACGGAGCTAGCAATTCGGAAGTGCTGACTCATGATAAGCTGCCTATGTACTTGCGAAGCGGTCGTGTCCAAGACTCGGACTCTTGCACTGAAAACAATCAAACATTCTAGCGTGGTTGATGGGGAAACCAGCTTGGCTAGGGCAGAAGCTCGTTCGATTCGAGTGAAAGAATGGTTCTCGTAAGTCCGCACAAGTGATAGCAGGTTCGAATCCTGCCTAGAATGACTTATTTTGCGTTCGTAGTTAAAGGGTATAATTTTTGGTTGCCAACCAGAAGTTGGGGGTTCGATTCCCTCCGACCGCACCAAATCTACCAAACCGAGCTTGCGCATTCGTGTAACAACTTGTGCGTCCGTAAGGTGGTAGTAAAACAAGGCGATAAGTTTCCGGCCGGTTCTAGTCGCTGAAAATCCTCCTGACCAAGTAGGTGTAAGTAAACGAAAGTTTACTTATTATGTAGGTTCCGATAGATCGGCGGGTCTATTCTGGCTTTTAAGAGAAGTCTCGCAAACTTCTTTGTCAGCCGTGGGGTTGATAGCCCCCAGGTGGCCTACACAATAAGTAAATTTATTAAAAATTCATTTGCTATTATGCTTAATTATCTGTATAATATATTTTATAAAGTGAGTTAACAAAAATTAACAGTGCGTAGCGGAGTTGGTAGCGTGGGAGCCTTGGATGCTTCGGGTCGCAGGTTCGAGTCCTGCCGCACTGACCAAACAATTGCGGGTTAGATCTCTGGTAGAGATCGCTAGTCTCATAAGCTAGAAAGAGGTAGGTTCGATTCCTGCACCCGCTTCCATTTTAATAGAGGATTTCGAAATGAAAGTATTTCGATTAGTAGTAAGTGACAAACGTTTAGGTAATAATACCTCAAGATCCTTACTTGCACATTATGGAAAAGATGAAAAAGAAGTAATGGCGGAGTTTGGGATTAATCATTCTTACTTAAAAGTCCATTCTATTAAGGAAGTTTATGCTTATTAACAGTGTACTTCAAGCCCTGGATCTTCCAAAGCACTTTACTATTACTGACTCCTTAATACGTAGGTATATGGAGAAGTATAACGAAATATCTGGTAAAGAAGGTAAACTAAAATCCTCAGAGTTTAAGTTCTGTTATAGAATGGCAGCGTTAAACCTGCTGAAGTATAAAAGGGAGCATAAAATCCCTATAACAGAAGGGTTTGTATATGTAATAGGTAACCCAGCATGGCCTGGACTCTATAAGATAGGTATGACAGTAGACGTAAATGAAAGACTGTCTAGTTATCAAACATATTCGCCATATCGTGATTACAAGTTATACCATTTTAGATTCTCCTCGGACAAGAGAAGAACTGAAAAAGCATTACATAATCTTCTGAAAGACTACAAAGTATCAGGAGAATGGTTTGAAGTACCTCTGTTAGACGCTTTCAAACTATTAGTAGAGAATTTGGATTGCTAGCTCAACTGGATAAGAGTAGCGGACCTTTAATCCGTCAGTTCTGGGTTCGAATCCCAGGCAATCCACCAAATTTTTGCTCGGTTAGTTTAATGAGAGAACCCCGTCTTTACACGGCGGTTGCGATAGTTAGATTCTATCACCGAGTACCAAGTCCAAGAAATTTCAAAAACGCAGTTGCTTAATGCTTAATTTCTTGTTATAATATTTATATAAATTGATGAGGGGAAATCCTCATCATAGTTCACTAAGGTATTAGCTCGACCTAGGACTGGCTGCCAAAAAGCACGATCCCTACGATTTGGGAGAGGTTCTAGATTAGTCCACTAGATTCAGCGGCAACTGAATAGTGTATCGGGTTTGCGAGATGACGTAGTTCCTTCCGCTCGAAGCGAAGGTGCTATAGTTACGCCGAGCTAATAGCCTTAGTAAACTAAAGAATTTGGGGATATAGTTTAATGGTAGAACATCTGCTTTGCACGCAGAAAACGAGGGTTCAACTCCCTCTTTCTCCACCAAATACGCGTGATTGATGGAATTGGCATACATACCGTCCTTAGAAGTCGGGTTTTGAGGGTTCGAATCCCTTGTCACGCACCAAATTTGATGGTCAGAGTAAATTAAACCTACTATCTCGGTTGAGCTGTTTTAATGGGTTCGAATCCCAGCGAGGCGTAACTGCCTGGTGTGATAGAGGCATCATCTTATTATTGGAAGAGCAAATCGAATTGGCGACGAAAACCGCTTGGAAAGTGGCTGACTGGTAAAACGGCTTGAGAGTTCAAATCTCTCCTCTTCCGCCAAACAAATGGAAGGTAGGGCGTAGTGGTACGCAACTAGTCTTGAAAACTAGCCCGCTGTAGTGATACGGTGATGGTTCGACTCCATTACCTTCCTCCAATTAACTATAAGGAATCCTTATGAGCAAAACAGTTACTGTAACAATGAAGGACGGTAAAAAATTTAAAGCATTCCTTCATGAAACAGATAATGGGTGGGCAGCCTATTTGCCTCACCTAGACTCCACCGGGTATGGAATGACCCAGCGTGAAGCTATTGTTGATGCTTTAAATGAGGCTTCTGCTGGTTTATAAAAAATTCTTGGAATATGCCGGAATTGGTAGACGGGACTGCCGAATAGGTTTACTAGGAACATCCACTCCTAGAAATATACCTTAAAAGCGGTTGAGATAAATGGTCTATCTCGTGAAGGTTCAAATCCTTCTGTTCCTTGATATATCAATGGCTCAAAGTGTAACGGTGCTATTTGATGCTCTTGGAAAGACTTTCCCGACAGGCGTTCGGGGGTAAGCTTCTGGGGCTAGAATAGAAGAGTTTCTGAGAGCCGCCACAATTGAAAATTCGTACTCGTCTTGAGCTGCGTGCAATAGGAGATAACTTGATTAGTATTCTAGAACATGCTAATTGAGGATGGTTTCGCTAACCCTGCGAGTTTTCAATTGTGGCTATATCATAATTGGTTAATGATCCTGATTGTGAATCAGGCCTATGTGGATTCGAATTCCACTAGCCACCCCAAATTAACTTAAATAGGAAATAAAATATGGCTGATTTCTGCAAACAATGCTCCATTGATATGTGGGGCAGAGATACTGGTGACTTATCTGGTCTGATTACAGAAGCCGAAGTCAAAGAAGGTTATGGTGCAGTTGTGGTTTGCGAAGGATGCGGAGTTATTCGAGTAGATCATGAAGGCAAACGTTTAGAAGAACCGGAAAATTTAGGAGAAACAAATGAGTAATGCTTTAATTAGTGAAATTATGTTAACACGTCTTGCAGAACTGCAAACTCTTCGAGATGAATCTCAGAATAACTTAGCCTATCATAAACAGATGGTAGATACTCTTACTACTCGTATTGAAACTTACGAGCGTGATATTGCAGCATTACAAGCTCTTTTCTCTGTATCAGCACCAGATACATTAGAACAGCCTGCCGTATCTCAGCCAGCAGAACCAGTGTCTAGTTAATAGCATTCTTGGAGTGTAGATCAATTGGCAGATCGTCGGCCTCTGACTCCGAAGGTTCCTGGTTCGATCCCAGGCACTCCAGCCAAATAATTGGAGAGTAGTGTAACGGTTAACACAATGGCCTTTGACTCCGTTAATGGTAGGTTCGACTCCTCCTTCTCCAGCCAAACAATAAGCGGTTAAGCACACGGGTTGTGTCGCAGGCCTTCCAAGCCTCGCTGAGTAGGGTTCGATTCCCTCTAGCCGCTCCAACTTTAAGGAAACGTTATGCACGTTTTTGAGTTTCGTAATAAAAGTACTGATAAGCGAGTTATCATTATTGGAGAAACATATCGAGCATATGAACAAACTGACGGCTCTGTTATCTTGAATGATGAGAAAGGAGGTTTTAGCTTTTATCCAGAAGAATCTTATGAAGAGTTTCGTACTAAGTTTCTTTTACCAGACTGGCTAGCAGTAGCTGAGCAACGAGAATCCGAAGATGGCTGATAACCTAAAATTAAAGGTTGACAAACAAAAGAAATACGTTGAGGTTGAATTAGGCGAAGAACGTTTAAAGCTAACTTTCGAGTTTCTTCAGCAGTTGGCAATGACAGTAATGTCAGATAAATCCCCTGTATTTGAAAAAGAAATCCCATTGAAATAATGGGATTATCGCTCCTAAAGCATTGTTGGCGATGCAGTTGCCTTGTAAGCATCTGAGCTGGGTTCGATTCCTAGTGGGAGCACCAAACTTAAAAATTCATTTGCATTCTCTCTTATTTCTTGTTATAATATTTATATAAATTAATGAGAGGGAAACCAAATGAAACGTTATCTTTCTGTAGTATTCCAAACTGGTGGCCAAAGGTATACCTATGAATTTCCATCTTCCTGGAAAATCAAAGAGGGTGATCAAGTAGTTGTATTAACACCGCGTGAAGAGTATAAAGTAGTAACGGTCAAACAAGTATTTCCAAAAGATCATGAACCAGCTAAAGGCGTTCGCTATAAGATGATTCATGGTGTAGTTCGTCAAGTACCACGAACTGAGGTAGAAATAGATAAGACTGGAGAAGCTAAATTCCATTATACCTCTTGCTTAGACGAGTTGCTATAATGAGGATTACTTTTACAGAAAAGATCATGAGTAATGGTGTTATGATCATTACCGCATGGGATGGTAATCAGTGGTGTAGTGTTTCAGGTATTAAGCCTGAAGAACAAACACTAGAAAATATCTCAAAGATTAAGCGAAGAATGGCAGAACGTGCACGACTTCCAGGTGCGCCTAGAAATGGTAAACGTTCTGCAATTAAATGTTAATACTTCGGTAGCTTAGCGATCTAAAGCACTCGGCTGATAACCGAGAGATCGGGGGTTTAAATCCCTCCCGGAGTACCAAATCTAGGAATTAAGACTATGCGTCCAGGAAAGTTTAAAAAAGCTAATTGGTCTAAAGAGTACAAAGAATACTTACTTAGTCTAGTAAAACATAATAGTTAGTTGGCAGAGTGGTTATGCACCTCCTTCATACGGAGCGACTACAGTGGTTCAAATCCACTACTAACTACCAAACAGGAGAGCTAATGAAAGCATATCAAAATCTTAAGTCTGGCGTAATTAATCTTGTTCATGATAATCAGATTATTCAACTGTACTCTAAAGATGGTGAACTTAAACAAAAAGTTCTAGTTGAAGATCTAGAAGGTATCACACCTCACTTTGACTCTGAATCCTTTCGTGAAGTCAAGGTGGAGGTCGCCCCTCAAATTGAAGGTGGTCAACACCTAAATGTCAATGTGTTAAGTCGTGATCAGCTTTTGGATGCCCAGAAACATCCTGAAAAATACCCTCAGTTAACCATTCGTGTTTCTGGTTATGCTGTGCGCTTTAACGCACTGACACGTGAACAGCAGAACGACGTTATTAGTCGTACATTTACTCAGGCGATGTAATGGGGCTTGGATACGGTTTCTACGAACTACGTAAGGTAGTCGAGCAAACTCCATTTATCTCCCAAGTTTTAGGAGAAATGTGTGGATCGAGCATTAAGACGTCATCACCGGCAACGTGTAAAGAACAACCGCAAGAAGTATTGGACAGTCTTCCCACATGAAGAAAGCCCTAAACGGTTAGGTATTATCACTACTACTCCTTGCATCTGTTCTTGTTGGATGTGTGGGAACCCTCGCAAACACTTTAAGAATAGTAAAGCAGGTATGAAAACCTCGGAAATTAGGAAAATGGAAGCAATGATTACGGATATTTCAAATGATGAATTTGATGGCTTTGTAGGATTCGGAGAAGGAATTAGCTCAGGCTGTTTCGAAGATGAACGCCCCGATCTGTGATTAATAACAAACCCCAGCTATTGAATAAGTAGTCTGGGGTTTTTCTGCATACAGGTAAATAATTTATGTATAATAAAATTCATCCACATTAGGTTAATTTAAAAGACTTAATGGAGGTAATATGAGCCGTACTTATCGTAAACAATCTGGTGATCA